CATAGACTCCCCTGCGGTTGTATATTTCTGATACTTGGTGCCTGTATGCGCCGAAGGGATTTAGTAAGGATTCTAGTACCATCCTCTGCCTAGGGGGCTGAGGATGATACTAAGTACTTGTACTATAGTATAGTTGTTTTGTCCCGATCTTTTACAAAGTTTTTGATATGTATTTGAGATAGTGCTATCTTTATTATGAATGCCCGAATGGGACACTTATCGCATACAATAGATGTCATATGAAAACGAAAGTAGAAGTCAAAAAGGTCTTAGACCAAGTGGGTTACTTCCATTGGGCTGTAATTCAAGATAACCGCGTCAGGGAACTTTTCAAAGACCCTCAAGACGCTGTGACTATGATGTCTAACCTTATTAACGACTGGGAATCAAAGGATGAATAAATGCCACAAAACGGTGGAGGAAAAGGATGGAAGTGGGACGAGGAGACAGGACAGCATGTTATGCCAAAAAATTGGCAGAAACTTCTGGAATGGCTCCTACAAGGAAATGAACGTGAACCACGAACACAAAGAGACTGGGCTGCGGACAATAAAATCCACGAGGATTCAATCCGGCGTATAAAACGTGACGCACGTTTCATTAAAGAATGGGATAAACGTGCAGCGGAACTGAACATCAACCCTGAAAGGGTGCAGAGCGTTATAGATTCGCTCTGGCAGAGGGCTTCCGATGGCGATGTGAAGGCTGCTTCTTTGTATTTGCAGTATATTGATAAGTTCACTCCTAAGCGGAAAGTTGTTGTGGATGATGAGCGGGACGTTGCGGGCTATTCAGATGAGGAACTTGCTGAGGCTTTAGAGGCTGAGGTGATTAATTTGAGGATGGTACATAATGCCGAGAGTGGGAAGTAAACACTATTCGTATACCAAGAAGGGGCGCACTGCTGCTAAGGCTGCTGCTCGCCGTACTGGTAAGAAGGTAACGCATTCCAAGAAGCGTAAGTGAGCGCGGGTGGTTTTTCTGTTGAGGCTTGGGAAGTTCTTGATGGATTGGATGATGATGAAGAACTGGCTTGTGGGTTGGAGAACCCTGAGGAGTGCGAATCGTGCGGTTAAAGAGGAGTCGGGATTTGGACGATTATCTGGCTGCGGCGATAATGGTGTGCCTTATATTGTCTACATCGTTAGTGGTTGGGGTGTTAGCGCGGATGTTACGAGAGTGGTTTGGTTAGATGAACAAAACAATTAAATTTATAGCGTCTATTACGGGTTTGTTGGTGGCTGTTGGTACTTTGATAGGGGCGATTACTGTTACTCTTGGGAAGGGTGACGATAATGCTAAGTATTCTTACACTACGATAGTGTTGGATTCGCCAGAGAAGTATGAACAGTTTTTAACCAACCATCCCGGATAATTTATGGCGCGTGTATCAGAGTTAAAGCAAGAAGCAGAGTGGAGAAAGTGCCAGAAAGATGAGTCGTATTTCTTACGTAAGTATTGGCATATCGCTCATCCTGCTCATGGTCGTATCCTTTTTGATTTACGGGACGCACAAGAGCAAGCCTTACAGCGGTGGGGTGCCAACCGTTACAGTCTCACCTTAAAGGCTCGGCAGATTGGGTGGACGACTCTTATAGCCGCTCACCAGTTTTGGCTCGCTTTCTTTAAGGAAGATCAGAACATTATTGATTTGTCGCGTACAGAGCGTGAAGCGGTTTTGTTGTTGCGTAAAACCAAATATGGGTTTAAGCATTTACCTGATTGGATGTTGGAGCGTGGTCCCACTCAGCAGGTTGAACACCAGCAAAGGATGGTTTTTTCTAATGGTTCACAGATTACTTCGATGCCTTCAGCATCCGACCCTGCTCGTGGTGAGTCGGCTTCGTTGGTTGTGGTTGACGAATGGGCGTTCCTTCCTAACCCTGAGGAAGCATGGGCTTCTATCGAACCCGTTGCTGATGTTGGGGGTCGGATTATCGGGTTGTCTACTGCTAATGGGTCTGGGAATTTCTTTCATCATCTTTGGACTGGTGCTGTAACTGGCAATAACCGTTTTGATGCTATGTTTTTTCCGTGGTCTGCTTCAGAGGACAGAGATGAGTCTTGGTATGAATCGAAGAAACAGTCGATGTTGCCGTGGCAACTCGCACAAGAGTATCCGACCAGTCCCGAAGAAGCATTTGTTCGTTCTGGTAACCCTGTCTTTGATCTTGACGTTTTGGATGCTATGTCTAAGCATATTAGACGCGGTGAGACAGGTTATTTACACGAACTTCAACCGAGGGTTTTAGAGTTTAGAACATGAGTTTAACTATTTGGAGTCCTCCTGAGCGTTGGAGTGGTTACACGTTGGGTGTTGACACTGCTGAAGGTTTAGGTCACGGCGATTATTCTTGCGTTCAGGTGATTGATGCTAAGAATGGGGAGCAGGTAGCGGTTTGGCATGGGCGTATACCACCTGATGAGTTGGCGCATGAGGTTTACAATATTGGTATCTGGTATGGGAACGCTTTGTGTTGCGTTGAGTCTAATAACCATGGTTTAACTACGATCACACAGTTAAGGCAGTTGGGGTACCCTAATCTTTTTCGTAGGCGTTCGTTGAACAATGAGACTAATAAGATGTCTCAGGAGTTTGGGTGGAGAACCACGCGTACTTCTAAGCCTTTGATGATTGATGACCTTAGCATGGCGTTAAAGAACGAAGAATTAGTGTTGCATGACGAGTTTACGTTGCAGGAGTTGAGAACTTTCACTCGTAATGACAGGGGTTCTATGTCTGGTTCCCCGCATGATGACCGTGTTATGGCGCTTGCTTTGGCTAATCAGATGCGCAAGTATGCGTTTATACCTGAGTATGTGCAGGAAGTTGATGACAGTTGGACGTTTGATTGGTGGGTTAGGCAAATCCCTAAGAACGCTCCGGTTACTGATACTATTGGTTTCAACAATGTTCGTGGGACACCTTGAGCATTTGTTTAGGACACAACTATTGAATGGAGAGTCCTTTATGAGTAACAGACAATACAATGCCTCTGGTATGGGAGCGCAACCTAACTTGAACACTAATGTTCTTGAGTTTGGTCCTCCTACTGAGACTGGTTCGCAAAAGGCTACTTTAAGAAGCGATGAAGGCGGTTCAAGGCAAACAAGCAATGAACAGGCTGCACGCGAAACACCTTTTAACCAGCATGGTCACAAAGGAAAAGTAGAGCCTGCACATCAGCCAGCACCTCGGTAGTGGCTGTTTTACCTCCTAACGCTTCTTTTCAAGAGTTCGCAAAATACGTTGAGATCCATAAGGGTCCTAAAACTGATAAAGAACTTGAAGAATTATGGGAGTGGAGGCAGAAACTTTTAGGGGTGAAGGTTATTACTGGAGCGGCTGAACGATCAATGTTACCTCCTGATGAGCAACATTTGACTTTGCGTGAACGCGAAAAGAAAGTTATTGCTGAAGCAGAAGCCGCCGGTATTCAAGTAGAGAGGGCATCGTCTTAATGGCGCGACAAACTAAAGCGGAACAATTCGCCAAGATACAAGATCGTATCGAGATGACACATCGTTGGCGTGTTGAAGAAGGTTATGACGCTTTGTGGCGTAGGATGATCGACCTTTATCGTGGTAAAACTTATGGTGGTGACACTTTAGGTGCGGGTTATTCAGGGAATGTCAGTTATGACCGTATCTCTGTGAACCTTGCTTTTAGCACTATTAATGTTATCGCTCCTTCTGTTGCTGTTAACCATCCTAAAATAACGGTTACAGCGAACAAAGAAGGTGACGAGGATCGCGCCGTTTTCAACGAAGCGATCATTAACTATTTGTGGAGGCATCACGATTACAGGAAACCTTTCAGGCGTGCTGTTAAAGATTTTCTTATTCTTGGTCACGCTTGGGTAAAAGTCGGGTGGCGTTTCGTTGAGCAGGAACGTCCATTAACTCAAACAGAAATGGATGAGCAGATTGTTACTGCGGCTGAGGAAGTTCAGGATTTCGCTTACATGAATCCTGATATGGCTGGCGACTTGCCTTCTGATGAAGATATTGTTGCTAGTGTTCCTAG